CTACGCTTCGCTTTGCGCCGTGGATATAATCTTCATGCGCTTTTTTTACTTGTGCAATAATACCGAGAGCAATAGCGCCGGCCGCTGCAATGGCAGCACCCCATGCTATAATCGGGTTAGCTGACATGACAAGGTTAAGCTGTACCATCTCAGCTTTTATCTTTTTGATGCCGACTGCAACAAGAAGTAAGGGGCCGGCAGCGGCGGCTAATCCGGCAAGAGCAGTTCCTGCTGTTTGAACGCCGACCGGCAAGTCATTAACAGTCTGTAAAACGCGGGTAATGCTTTTTGCAACAGCATCGACAGCCGGTATGACATTCGAGGTAAGAGTAATTTGAACGGCTTCAAAGGCGCTTGACAGTTCCGCTTTCGTATTAGCAAAAGAAGCATTTTGAATATCCTGCATTTTCTTTGCAGCCCCATCGGATGCTTGCAATAAGCCGTCCATCGTGCGGATAGCATCTCCGCCGCCTTCGATAAGCGCTTGCATACCGGCCGCCGCCGCTTCGCCAAATAACTCACTTGACTTTGCAACATCAATATTTGCATCTTTTAGCCGCTGGATAATGTCGGCAAGATCGTTTGTTTTCGGGTTTACCTCATCGTAACTTATCCCTAATTCTTGAAGTTTCTTTTTGACATCTTCCGTACCGCTTGCGAGCTTTTGTAAACCTGACCGTAAGATGGTACCTGCTTGCTCCCCTCCGAAACCGGTATTGTAAAGCCGCATTAACGCAGCGGTTGAGGTTTCAAGGCTCACCCCCAAACCGGCAGCGACCGGCCCGACATACTTCATTGAATACGAGAGTTTTGTCATATTCGCTTGGCTTTTGCCGATGGCAGTTGAAAACACATCAGCAATGTGCCCTGACTTTTCTGCACTCAGATTAAACTGCGAAAGAGTTGAAGCAATTGTGCTTGAGGTAAAGGCTAAATCGCTTCCCGTCGCTCCTGCAAGCTGTAACACACCGTCGAGGCTGTTCATTGCTTGCGCTGCCGTTTGTCCTGCGGATCCTAAGCTATAAAGTGCATCGGCGGCCTGACTTGCGCTAAAGCGGGTAGTCGCTCCCATGTCTTCCGCTTTCTTTCGCAAGGCTTCCATTTCGGAAGCACTTGCCCCCATAACAGAAAAAGTATTCTGCATGGACTGTTCAAAATTCGAAAAGGTATCGAGCGCAGCTTTTCCCAGTAGGGTTAAGGGGGCAGTTACCCCGATGGAAAGAGAAGTGCCGATAACTGCTAACTTCGCATTGATGCTTTCTACAGCCTTATCAATATCTTGCTCAAGTTTTGCAATCTCTCGATTTGATTTTTTTATGCCGTCATGCAGCTTATCTGTTTTTAGCGATAACTCTGCATATATTTCGCCTATACTCTTTCCCATGTGTCTAATCCGTTACTTATGTATCATCCCCTGCAAAAATATCTTCCATATCTTTTTGGAATTGCTTTTTATCTTTTTCTTCCGCTGCCTCTTTTTTCCGTTTCGCTTCCTGTAAGCGATTATCCGCTTCAACGGCAACAAGACATGCTTCATCAAAAAGAAAGGCTTCAAAATCGTTTAAGCCTCTGATGTATTCGCTTGGTCTGCATCGATAGTATTTTGCAAGCCTGCCGAAGCGGACGAATTGTACGCATCCAAATTTTTTTTTATATCTTTCTCCCATCCTTTCAGATAAAAAAGGAAAAGATCATCTAAAAAATCCTTCGGCATTACATCGTTTATATCACTCATCTCTATACCCCGTATTTTTAAAATGGCATCGTAACATTCCTGATATGTCGGGGTAATCATACTCTTTCTCGCAAGCTCAATGAGGAATTCTTCTTCCTCCTCTTTCATCTTTTTTATATCAAGCTCTGTGATTTTTAAATCTTTTTCTCCGACTGCTTCACTCAATCCGTTTACAAACTTATACAAGATATTCGGGAAACGTCCGCAGGTTAAAAGCTCTTGAAAATTCGTTTTATGAATAAGAAACTTTTGCTTTTCTCCGTTCCATAAAAGTTCCACCCATTCGCAAGTAGCCATCGCAAGCCGTTCCGCTTCATTTTTTGGCGCAGTCTGTTCAATCTTTGTAATCTCCGCTGCAATTGCCCTTTTAGTTCGGATGTTTTTTATCAATCTTTTGAATACGTCGATCATCTTCTCTTTATCTCCTTAAAGTGTGCGCAAAGCCGTCCGTCTTCGCTTAGCTTATGCAAGACAGACGGCAAAAAAGCAGCTACATGCCGACATAGGCGGTATAATCCGCACTTGAAATTTCTTTGATGAATTTTAACGGTAAGTCGCTGCGCTTATTATCGCCGCCTGAACCCTGCAGTTCAGCCGCTCCAAAAGCATCTTCGCTTGCTTCGCTTCCTTGCGGAGTGATTTGGCAAGACGGGAAGGTAATGGCTTTTACCCGCGTAAATGAGCTTTTGGTATTGTTTCCTTCTTCGTATTGTTCAACGAAGTACCGCATTGCGATAAGCGGCGGATTTCCGGTATTATCGATATACAGTTCTCCCGTTTTTTCATTGTACGTGTGTCCGGTTACGAGGGCGAAAAGAGATGACGGCAGCGTTGCAAAGGAAGCGGTGATGTTTGTTCCTTTTATCTTGTCCGCTTCTTTTACCGAGCAGCGGATACCGTGTCCGCTTGTTGCATCTTGGCTCTTTCCGTTTTCTTTTTCAAAATCATCTTTGAAACTCTTTGCCTCTTTTGTCGTAACCCAGCCGATAATACCGAGTAAGGACGCAAGCCGCCCCTGAAACCCGATGGGGGCAAAAAACGGTAAGTCTCCCGCTGCCTCTGTGGTGATTTTAAGGTACTCCGCATCGTAATCAGCTCCTACGGCTGTTTTAGCAGCCTTTAGCTTTATGCCGTTTCCCGCAAGAGAGGCAAAGGCGGTATTAAAGTCTTTGACAAATTCGGCAATCGTAACCGCCTTTTTATTTGCCGCCGTTGAAACAATAGAAATTTCAGCTTCTTTCGCGCCGTAGGTACAGATGAGCTTTAAATCTTCTCCGGCCCAGCCGTCAATGTTGAACGTTCCTGCCTTTCCCACTAAGCCGCCGCGATGTTTGCGTGCAGCCCCTGTTTCAGGGTGCACATCTTCCCAGTCATAGGGAGCCGGAAGACTTTTGTCTGCGTTTAAAAGCGCAAGAGCGGTAAGTCCGATCGAATAGCTGAATATGCTTTTCTTTTTCATAAATCTTTTATCCTCCAATGTTATATTTATAGAAAGCTGATAAAAAGCTCACTATGCTTTTTATCAGCTTTCTTCTACATAAAATCTCCGCCGAAAACGGGGATTTTAAAATTGAGCTGTTTTGAAATTGCGCCAAGTGAATCCTCTATAAGGTCGCTTGAGCAATCGACATATTGCACTAAAAAAGAGCTGTCTTCACTAATCCGTTTTAGATGCTTCCCGTCCAATGCGGTGATAACTTTTTCACAAGCGGTATCAAGCAGTTCAAAATCTCCCGCCGGTGCATAGACACTCACGGTAACCATATTCCATCTTCCAAGCTGTGTTTTAATGCCATGTTCAAATTGCAGGATAAGAAACGGCTTTTTTGCCGTTTTTTCTACGTTACCGATGTAATACACCGGATAAAGTTTTACCAGTTCCGCATACAGTGCACTCCGCATCGTTTCTTTTCCTTATTGCCGTTTGAGCACTTGTCCGCATGCTTTTTCGATGCCATCAAAAAACATACCGGCATGGGCATTCCGCGTGGGGCGTAATATGCCGTACTTTTGCCCGAATAGCTGTCCGTCTTTTAGCTTCCGCTCGCCTTCTTCAAGCCAGCGTCCGTATTCATCGCCAGTCATACCGTACATATCCTGATAAATCCCTGCCGATATTGCCTGTGAAGAGCGGGATGCAACGCCGCGAAGTCCATCACGAGCATGCCCTGTATCGGTTTTCCACACATGATTTTCTTTCGCATACCGCTCCATACTGGCAGCGGTTTCACAGGCAACCATCTCGCAATCATTAAGCATTTCTTTGGTGATGCTTTTTAAATTTTCAAAAACCGCTTCCATCCCTCTCATTTGGCTGCCTCCCGTATCTCTTTTGCTCTGCCTGACATCTTGTAGGCGTTCTCCGGCGCATACCCGCCGATAGTGATCTTTCGGATAAAAACGACTTCATACCGGCTGCCTTGAAAATCGAATAAGTCGCCTGCCAGAATATCCGCATCGTGGAATGCGGTGATATTGACAATATGTGTTTTAAGTAATCCTTCTTGCAAAAGCCGGTCGGTTTCGCTGTGTGAGATTTCTGCAATCCGAACCCGCTGTATTTCTGTTCGTTTTTCTACTTCCCTGACATTGCCGTATTCATTTTTCTCTCTTTCACGGCGGATAAATGCAAGAAGAGACGGGTTCACATCGATAATACTTTCCGTGTCTTTCCGTAATTGTTTGACAGTATTTACCATAGCGCCGCCTCATCATCATCTTTTTTACAGCAGATTAAAAATGAAGCACCGGCGTTTTTCCGCTCCGCCTCCCATGCCTCTTTATACCCTTGCGCAGTTTTAAGGCAGAGCCCCACATAATCGGCGGCGGTGTATTTTTCTATTGACTCCCCTCCTGCGCTAATGCTTTTTATATCCCCTGCATCCCGCTGAATAATCCCTGCCTTTTGCGTCCATAAAAGATAGAGCGCATGATTTTCACTTTCCGACATCTGCAATGTGATCGTTAAATCAAGCGTAGAAAAATGCGTATCTTCTTCGCTGCCTCCGTCCGGTATTGCTTCGTTAAGCAGGGTGCGGATTCTTTGTATCAATGCTTCGGTGATAATCATGCGCTGCCATCCCCCTTCTATGTTTGCGGATTTGTTTGCGGATTTGTTTGCGGATTTGTTTGTGCCTGCGCTTTCTTTGCGCTTTCAATCGCCTGCAAAATATCAATATCGCCTGCCGCTTCTTTCAAGTCGTGTAACTCTTTTTCCGCCGCTTCAAGCGTTTTGATCTTTGCTTCTAATTCGGCGACGCTTTCGTTTTCTTCCGGCGCTTTAAACGGCGTTTCAAAAGTTCCCGCAAGCGCAGGATTGAGATCATCCCATGCTTCACTTTCAACGGCATAACTGTTTTTCACATTATCCGCTTCGTGTTCTACATAGAACCCGTTCGCCGTTTTGTACAGTGTCAGTGTTATTTTATCCATTATCTCATTCTCCTTGCAGAATAGGGGTGTGCTATGTTAGCCTCACCCCTCATCGTTTGATGCTATGCGAGCACTACCTTGTGTACCGAGTTCGTTACGTCGGCAACAACCGCACGGCGGAAGAATTGGGCAACGTCAAGTTCCGAAAGTGTGAGAATATTTCCACGCTGCGAAAGCTGCGTAATGTCGGTTTTCACCAATGCCTTAAAGGTCTGCTTCGGCTGAATGAGATACACTTCATTGTCTTTCGGCGCTGCAAAGTTGTGTACTACACCGTTCACTTCGCCGTCCCAACCGTCATAAGCGATAACCTTTTGAATTACCCCCAATGCTCCCAGCTGCGTACCTTTCTGCAAAAGTCCGTTTACCGCCGCTTCTACATCCATCGCCGTTGCCGAATTGCAGAGGGCTATCGTCGGGCGTAAAAGATACCCGTGCGATGATTTGCGTCTCAATGCCGCTTGAATACCGGCGCGCAAAGTAAGCCAGACGTTTTCAAGGTTGGTAGAACCCTTTGAAACTTTGTTCGTTATGGCTCTACCGGTATAGCTTGCGGAGATAATCGGCGATAAATAGATATGGTCAAGAATTGCATTGTGCGCAATTCCGAGCGCCCTATTTGCTTGATCTACTTTCCAAAACTGATTGTAATCAACCCAGTCTTTTGAAATGGAATAGCCGGACGCGAATGTCTGCATATCCACACTTTCAAATTTTCCAACCTTGAAAGATGCCATTGCGATACTTTCGCCGTCGTGAACAACGCCGAATGCCGCTTGCAAACCGATCAAATCCCGTACCTTGACAGTTTCAGGAAAAGTAGAATTTACGATTTCATCATAAATCTCCTGATAAACGGTCGGGTGTTCTGCTTGCGCTATCGTAATGTCCAATGTCGCCTGCTGCACAAACGCTCTTACATCGTCAAGGCTCATCATTTCGCCTGCTGGTAACTTTGAAATCTTCTCACGCATTTCCTGCGTAAAGAACTTCTTTCCGACCTCACCGGTGTTCACAAGAGACATTTCTCCCATAGGAGCATTCGGTAACGAATATCCCTTTTTGAGCTGGCGTTTTGCTGCAAGGTTATTCTTGCGAATTACGTCTTGTGTTATAAAGTCCATATCTTTTTAAAACCTCCTAAAAAAAATTACATCGCAAGACTGAAAGCGATATGAGAGCCAATCTCACCCCAATAGTATCCGACCAACTTATTACCGCTTTCGGTTTTGGTGAGTTTGCCATCCGATATCCCGATATAAATCTTACCGCCGATTTTAGGCAGCGCAGAACTGTCAAACAAATCGGTAATAAATTCTCGTTGCGTGTCAAAATTAACCGATACTTGCGTACCGTTGATTTTGTCATATACAACGCCAACCCTGTCGCCTACAAACACGATGCCGTGTCCGTCAAGACTTTGCCCTGCCGGAACGGTTATGTCGGAAATCTTTACGGTTTTAATAACCGAATTAAGTCTGTGTTCACCTACCATCTTTTCCCCTCCCTATCCTAAAAGGTGATAACTTCATCGTTTGAAGTAGAACCGTTTCCGCCAGCACCGGCCATCTGACCAACCGGAGCGGTTGCGGTTTTCCCTTGTACGAGTTTTTGAATGTCCGCGTCGTTTATCACGCGATCCATCTCGCCTGCAATCTGCTCTTTACTCATACCGGTTTCAAACCGGCAGAATTTATCCACCAACACTGCCATTTCACCGAAGGGCTTGCCGTCTTTGGTTAAGCCTTTTTCAGCCTTGACTGCATCGACCATTTCGCCGAAGTCCTTTTTTTCAGCCTCCGCTTTTTCTTCTTCCTTCGCTTTTTTCGCAAAGGCAATCGCATCGGTAAGCGCCATTTCTCCGGCTGCTTCTTTCAGTTTGGAAAGCTCCACCGCTTGCGCTTGTAAGCCCTTCAGCTTTTCCGCATCTTCAAGCGTTACTCCCATCTCGCCTGCAACAGCGGCCGCAGATAAAAGCCCGCTTTTTGTCCGCCGCGCAATTTCTGCCGTAAGCTCATCATTGGGTATACTTGTAAGTTCCATCTTTTCCTCCTCATGTTTATATTCAACGACACGGCGTACCTTTTGCGCCGCGCCGAGTGTAACCATATCGTCTTGTATACGGTACGGGATTTTGTACAGCTGATTTTTATATTCACCAATAACAAAATCATCATAAAAATCTTCCGTAAAAACATAGTCTGCATATTTCTCTCGCAAGGCATCACGGATTTTTCTTTCCCGCTCATTAAAGCTCATACCCGCCATCTGCCCGATTGCGCTTTCATTATGCTGCCCTTCAGACAAGGGCGGCACAAAGTCTACCGAGCGGAGCGCATAATCAATAACCGTCTTTTTCCTTTCATCCGCATACGTCGG